GATACTGATTTAAGTAAACTCAGTACCACTCTTCTAGCTGATTACAAAGACGATTCCCTAGCACGAAAATCTTACATTGAAACGTACACTAAAGGTTTGGATCTTTTAGGATTCAAATATATGGACGTGACTAGACCCTTTATCGGAGCTTCGGGAGTTACACATCCACTGATGGCGGAAGCCGCGACCCAATTTCAAGCACAAGCGTTTAAAGAACTCCTTCCATCGGATGGACCGGTACGATGCCAGGTCGTAGGCAAAGAAAGCGCTGATACTATTAAACAAGCGAATCGGGTTAGAGATTTTATGAATTATCAAATCATGGACAAGATGGAAGAGTATACCCCTGAATTTGATCAAATGTTATTTCAGCTTCCTTTAGCTGGATCAGCTTTTAAAAAGGTTTATTATGATGAAACGAATGCACGTTGTAAATCGACGTTTGTTCCCGCAGAAGATTTAGTCGTACCCTATAATGCATCCGATCTTTATGATTCAGAACGTATTTCCCATATTGTTCGAATGACGAAGAATGAGATTAGAAAAAGACAGGCTTCTGGCTTTTATCGAGATGTAGAACTTCCAGAACCTTTTTTTAAAGAAGATCGTGCACGAAAGAAATACCAAGAACTGGAAGGTGTGACACCTCAGAAATATCAAGACATTTATAACTTGATTGAAATGCATGTTAATATTGATCTTCCAGGCTATGAAAGTGAGGACAAGGTTAAGATTCCTTACATCGTGACTCTGGATGAAGACAGTATGACTATTCTATCTATTTATAGAAACTACAAAGAAGACGATCCTTTAAAGAAACGAATTCCCTACTTTGTTCATTACAAATTTTTACCCGGTCTAGGTTTTTATGGCTTTGGTTTAATCCATATGATTGGAGGCTTATCCAAAGCAGCCACAGGCGCTTTAAGACAGCTTCTAGATGCAGGAACGTTAGTTAATTTACCTGCTGGATTTAAATCGAGAGGATTAAGAGTTAGAGATGATGCAGAACCGTTGCAACCGGGTGAATTTAGAGATGTTGATGCTCCCGGCGGAAACATTAGAGATCAATTTCAATTATTACCTTTCAAGGAACCGAGCCAAACTCTTTTTCAATTATTAGGTTTTTGTGTGGATGCAGGTAGACGTTTTGCAGCCATTGCTGATCTTCAAGTTGGAGACGGCAATCAACAAGCAGCGGTGGGCACAACCGTCGCTCTTTTAGAACGGGGATCGAGAGTAATCAGTGCGATCCATAAACGTTGCTATTATTCCATGAAAGAGGAATTTAAAATCATGGCAAGAATCTTTTCAGAATACCTTCCTCCTGAATACCCTTACAATGTGGTGGGTGGAAATCGAATGATTAAGATGCAGGATTTTGATGACCGTGTGGATGTCATACCCGTAGCGGATCCTAATATTTTCTCTATGTCGCAAAGAGTGACATTAGCACAAACTGAATTACAACTGGCTCAGGCGAATCCACAGATTCATAATATGTATGAGGCGTTTAGACGAATGTACGAAGCGTTGGGGGTTAGAAACATTGATGCGTTATTGAAAGCAGAACCGGAACCTCCTACACCGATTGATCCAGCAGAAGAAAATACCGCAGCTTTACAAATGGTAATTCCTAAAGCTTTTTCAGAACAAAATCATGATGCGCACATTGCAGCCCATATGGCTTTTATTAAAACAAGAATGGTTCAATCCAATCCTCAGGTTTATGCTTTATTACAGGGACATATTTCGGAACACGTTAGTTTAAAAGCGAAGAACGAAGTGATGCAACAGTTTTCTCAAAATCCACAATTGGTTGCATTACAACAAACCAATCCAGAAGCGTGGGCACTTGAATTTGATTCAGCGGTCGCTGAACGAGTGGTTATTTTAACCAATGAACTGGTTCAGCAAGAAATGCAGTTTTTACAACAAGTTAATATGGATCCATTAGTGATGCTTAAACAAAGAGAATTGGATCTTAAAGCTCAAGATATTCAAAGAAAAGACAAGGAAACAGACAAGCGTTTGAATGTTGAAACAGATAAATTCCAAGCTCAACAAAATATTGCTGAAGATAAATTGAATCTTGCTGAAGAAATTCAGAGAGGTCGTTTGGATTTAGCACAACAACAAGCTAAGGATAAAGAAGACATTGAGCGAGATCGTTTAGCAATAGCTAAACAACAAGCTAGAAATAGGAAATAATATACAAGGAACAGGAGCCAAATAGTATGAAAGATCGTCATCCAGGTACAGGGACAAGTACTCGATCTAGCACTCCTTCAGGATCGGGCAGAAGCAGAATTCAATCTGAACGTCAGGCTGATTTTCAAGCAAACCCTCAAAACTATAGAAGTCATCAAGGCGATGGAAAACCTACGCTTGATGTAAAAAAGCATGCAGGAAACGTTGCGATGGGTCAAGGAGCAAAACTAATTGGGGCGGATCCTATTACAGCTATGTTCGTTGGTCCTATTATTAGACATCTTAGTAGTAAAAGAAAAAGTAAACTTCCTCGGGGTCATCCAGAGGCAATTGCAAAATCTAGAATTAAAAGACCCCCTCCTATTGATAGAGGTGGAGATGGTCCAGGTCCGCAAATGGCTGCTACAAGCGCTCAGGCGGCTCAACCTATTAAACCTAAAATTCCACCTTATAAACCTTATTATATGGGTTTTGATTTTCAAAAACCTATAGATACAGCTACACATAGACCCCTTCCCGTGAGAATGAGAAGAGGAGGATTGTCAGGAGGGGAACGATTTGGTCCTCCTCCTAAAAAAGGACCTGATCCACACGGTAAATGTCCATTTAGACCTGATGGCATTCGTGGAGTGGGTGCAGTTGAAAAAGGTCGTGGAGTAAAATTCATTGGTACAAAATAATTTAGCTTATTTTGCTGGAATCGTAGATGGAGAAGGCTATTTTTTCCTTGAACAAGCTAAAAAAAATTACCAAATTCCAGTTTTAGGGGTAGAAATGGCAGAAAAAGACGTTATTAAAGCTTTTTCGGACTATTTTGGGTGTGGTCATCTTCTTATGCGAGCCCCTAAACAATCCCATCATAAAATTTTATATCGTTGGCGTGTTCGAGGACGCCCAGCAATCGCAATCTTGAAAAAGATGTATAAATACTTTAGTATACGAAGAAGAAAAAACGCAGATATATTATTTAAACATAAATTTAAAAATGGACCTAGACAAATTATACCAAGAAATCTTCCGCAAGAACGTGGAGTGGTCAACTCGCCATGAACCGATGGCAGTTGCAGGGATTTTTTTGGCTCAAGCATTAAAATTTTATAAAAGTGCTCTATCGAGTCAAGAATATGATGAAATGATGGAAATTATTTCTGATAGTGCACATAAAGTTACTCCTCTTCCTTCTTTAAAAAGGACATTACATTGATATGGCTTGGTTCGGATTAGCAAAATTAGCGTTACAAGCGGGCAGTAAGATATACGCCAATCGACAGAAAACCAAGATGGCAATGTCTGATGCACAGCTTATGCATGCAGAGCGTATGGCTCGAGGTGATGAATCTTACCAGGGCAAACTTTTAGAAGCCCGACAGTCAGACTGGAAAGACGAATTTATTTTATTGATTCTTTCGGCGCCCATAGCGGTGCTGGCTTGGGCAGTGATAAGTGAGGATCCGCAGGCGATGGACAAGGTGAAACTCTTTTTTGAGTATTTCTCAACGCTTCCGACATGGTTCACAAATTTGTGGATCTTGGTTGTAGCGAGCGTCTTTGGTATAAAGGGAACTCAAATATGGAGAAATGGAGGTAAGAAAAAATAATGCCTTTTAGATCAGAAAAACAAAGAAGATATTTATGGAAGAATCATCCTAAGATCGCGAGGGATTGGACGGATACCTATGGAAGTAAGCCTGTGAAAAAGAAAGATGGTGGTCTTCCTAAATTAAGTAAATATTATGGTAGTTACATTAAAGGAACCGTGGATGGTCATGAATTATCCAATCCTACTTATCGAAAATACTACAAGGGATTAATCTAATCTGTGGATTATCACACCATAAAATACATCCAAAACAAGATTTTAAAGCCTAAAATAGACTCTTTAATCACTAAAGTTAAACTAGGAGTTGACAATTTTGCTGAATATAAATATATAATAGGACAAATCAGATCCAATGAGGATCTGCAACAGGATTTAACAGACCTGCTGAAGAAACAGGAGCCGGATGACAACACAGACACAGGAGAAGGCGATACCTAAGCAAAAAGAAGCTTTGCTTAATTCGTACAAAACTGCAGAAGAAGTTAAGGATCTTTTCCTTGATCCTAAGTCTCTCAAAAAATCAGTTCTTGATAGATTGCCCCAACCAACTGGTTGGAGAATTCTAGTCTTACCTTACGGAGGAGTTAAAAAAACAAAGGGAGGAATAATCCTTTCTGATAAAACGCAGGAGACGATTCAAATGACAACCGTCTGTGCGTATGTTTTAAAAGTTGGCCCTCAGGCATACAGAGACACTTGGCGTTTTCCAAGTGGACCATGGTGCAAAAAAGGAGACTGGGTTATTTTTGGGCGTTATGCAGGATCCCGTTTCAAAATAGAAGGTGCTGAAATCCGTCTTTTAAACGATGATGAAATCATCGCAACAATCAGTAATCCCGAGGATATACTGCATTTATATTAGGAGGAAATATGGCAAAAACAGAGCTAAACAAAGGAAGTGTTGAAGTGGATCTTGATACGGATAATATTAAGGATCAAGACATTCAAATCAAAGACGAAAAACAAGAAGAGGAACCTTCGAAAGAGGTTGATCTTCAAAAAGAACAGGTCGAAGCTGAAGGTGCGGAGATCATACGTGATAAAACGCCGATTGATGTGGTTGAGGAGAAAGAAACTCTTCCACCAGCAGAAAAGGACGATGGTTTTAGTTTAGATAAAGCATCCACTACCGTCCAAAAACGAATCAATAAATTGACCCGTGCAAGACGAGAAGCTGATCGTAGAGCAGATGCTGCTTTAGATTATGCTAAAGGCCTAAAAAACGAAATAACCAAATTCAAAAGCCAGTATCCTAAAATGGAGGAAAACTACTTAAATGAATTTGAAAAAAGACTTCAAACAGATGAATCTGCAGCGAATAGTCTATTGCAAAAAGCAATTGAAGGACAAGATGCAAGATCAATTGTTGATGCCAATCAGAAACTTACCCAGTTAGCGATTGAAAAAGAAAGACTAGCTCAAACTAAGTTTTTGAAGGAACAAGAGGCGAAAGAGCCTGCACCACAGGTTATTCCGCCAACAGCTACCCCTCATGCACCCGCTCCAAGTGAACGAGCAAAGCGTTGGGCTGAGGATAATGACTGGTTTCATGAT